CGACGGCCCTGGACGTTTAATTCGGAACGGCCAAACCTAGGTGGTTGGTGTTTCCTCACCAGGGAAGGGTTACTTGTTAGCGGACTTCGACGGGGTCGAAGGACGATGAGAAGATAATCCAGGAGTAGTATAAGAGTGCAGATCCTCGAAGCCGGAGAATATTGTTAATATTCTAGCGAAACGCTCAGCGTCTCGCACCCGGTCAAGGGACACTGTATCCTCGAATGCGGTAAAATCCATAGTTAAATACTTAGGTATATGTGGAATAGACTCCGAGGCCTCGTATAGAGTTATCACTAACTCTTGCAAGGTCTTACCTGTCCCAATTTCAATCATGTGGGGCTGCACGTCAGGAAGTTTCAAAATAATTTGAAGCTTTTTGAGTTCCCGGCGGTACAACTCTGTCCACCGGGTCAGGTTTGTTTTAACCTGATCATGAAGAATTATCTTCGTGAGTGCAGCTCCTTCAGGAGACAAGGTCATTTCTGACCATGATTGAAAGCCCTCCAGCTGTTCTCGAGCTTCTAAAAACTCGAGGTAGACCCTGTCTACAGCTGACGATAGAATTTTAACTATCGATGCCCAATGATGCCACTCGTTTATTAACGAGTGGGTGGATTCTAAAGGTTTCGTCCATATTAGTGCTCTTCGCAGGAATCCTGCCAAGAACATATTAATGGACACTCGTGGAAGAAGGGAACTAGCCACTCGGCTAGAACCCGGAACCAAGAGTACCGATAGAATCCATGCCACGATCGGGTGAGTAAGTCCCCGAGACAGGTCATCTCTGATGACCGTCCAAAAGCGTGGTCTCACACATAGTTTCACAAATGGGGCAACCCATTTTGTGCCACTAAGGTCGGCCCAACCTCTTCGTGTAGCCCGTAGAGCCATTTCGACTCTTTGAGCAAGTGACGAGACACCCACAAACTCTTTAAGAGAGAGGGGTGATACATTAACAGTCCCCATGTATGATTGGTTCGCGAAGTTAAAGAAGCCAGAGTCGGAGACATAAGACTTCTTCAAGTTCACTTTTATACCGAGGCTGGAGCAGACCGCTATATAACGGAGTGCCACCTTCTCGTTAGCGATGACTAAGTCATCCCCGAGAATGAGATAATCCATAAACCAAGACGCTGTGTGCATCACACTATGCAAATAAATTTTATCTGATAGCATGGAAACATAACGTGCAGGGTTCCGAGGCAGTTCCAGTTCTTTCTGTTCCACAAAGGCACAGAATTGAACCAGAAAATGATGGACCATGGCCATTGCCGACCAAGAGCTTAAGGCTCCCATAGGTTGACCCGTACCGTACCTGACGAAGTCAGAAAGCGTTACGGGGCCTTTGAGACCATTCTCTCTCACCTCAGAAGGAACTAAGAAGTTCCTACCAACAAGGATTTTCAGCCAGAGATCAGTAATTTGGTTCCCGAGGATTGGAACAAACAGAGCCCGGTAGAGTAATAGGGGGATGAGATCCGTTGCCGATGACAAGTCTACAGACCATACAACTCGATGCCTTTTCTCCGAAAAGCGCCGTAAAGCGCCCTCCTGATCAAATGTTGCATCGGTCGGGAGTTCCTTTAATATAGAAAACATCCAGTCATGTAGAGGTTTCAGGGCACAATGTGTCCAATAGTCAACAATGGCAACGACACGAACCTTCCCAGCCGGCTCAAAAAGGGCATGAAGCCGACCAAGCAACCGGGTGAAGGAAATTCCCTCATCCCAACTTGCTTTACCAGCACGTCGATCATAGCCGCCGATAAGGCTGGCATATTGGTCGAACTGTTGTTGGTACGAGTAGGTCTTGGTGGGTGTTATGCTACTTGCGACGAACTGGAGGGTGTTCGTGACAATCTCATACCTCTTTGCTGTCTTGAAAAATAGCTGCCGGAGCCTTTTGTCACCAGTCAAAAGGAACCATTCTTTAATGTAGTTGGAAGAGATCCCCGTAAGGGAACCAGGGTTATGCCAAATATAGGCGTCCCTGCCAGCTCCGAGAACTACATTGGGATGGTTCGGTCCTGCTTTCGAGGAACAGAACAGTTCCTTGACGGTAAGGTCGGGCTCCAAACTAGCTCCTAAACTCCGTATCATTTTCCAGAAGACGGCGGTAAATAATCCCAAACCAATAAAATATTGGTTATAATTTAATGATGGGTGCGCCATAATAATAGTCTTCAAGGACTCTGATACACAAGGCCAAGAACCCTTCAAGGCCTTGTAAGAGTTTAATACACTTGTCCAAGTATGGATAAAGTGTATGTTATGTGTACGAATTCCATGTCGTACATGTAATGGGAGGATCGAAGGTAATCCGTTGGTAATCTTAATAGATACTTTAGCAGGTGACTCCTTGATGGTTAATCTTTTACCACCAAGGAAACTATTCACAATGAATAGGCACCCCTTAAGGTACTCTATGAGATAGGTTACCCCATTATGAGAATACAGGTCGAGGCATCGTGCACTGAACGTAGAACGTTCTGTCGTAACTACAGTGGATACAAGCTTCCCTCTACTCCACCAAGACACGATATCGTGCCAACGTGAGAGTAGGCGTCTGAGGTTTCCCTTAGACACTTCGACCATCGAATCCCATTCTCCATCCGTCTTTGATCTCCAGTCTAGAAATGGACTGTGGAACAATTTCAGGAGCTTTGATTTCTCGCTATTACTGCGAGCATCCTTAATCATCTTCGAGATGAAAGGGTGATCAGAGGGGGAATTTTGAGAAGATGTAGAAGATGAGGAAGCAGTGGCTGCAGCAGACTCCTCGGGAGGTTCATCCTCCGGAGCCGCAAGGACCTTTAAGGTTCGGTTGTTGGTAATAGAGACTCTGGCCATAATGATGTAATCTTGTTCCGAAAGGTACAAGATACGGTCCGCAATAAGCGGATCAACCACTGCGTAGTTACCGGCCTCGACTCGGTCCCAATCAACCTTGGAAAACAGGCGATGTTTGGTATTTAACCATAACGAATGAGTAGAATGAAACAGGGATTTGGGCATTGAAGCAATGAAAACAGGAAATTTGGAAACAAAGGAACTGTGAGTAAAAAGCATGTAAATGTTCATTTCTAGTTGATTTCAAAAGTTCGGACAGTGGGTTTCGACCCCTATGGCCCCGAAGGGCTAGTAGGCCCAGTAAGGGTACTGTAATACCAAAGCAATTTAAGACCAAACATTTTCGGTTTAGTCCTTAGATGCCTTAGACTGCCCCGCGGACCTTAACGTTAGTGACTTCCCTATAATTATTGCGCGGTGCGTCGGTTTATCCGGCTCCCCGATTAGCAAGCTTTTCTCATCCGAGAAAGGAATGTAATTTACACTCCAAACCCGGAACGCCATACTATGACGCCTGCCAAGGCAGTTCTGATTATTCTAATGCGCAAAGTAATATCGATAATAAATCGACCTGAGGTTACATGCACCGGGCAAGTGCATGATTAACATTATATAAGCGGTCACCCACTTATCTGACCCAAGCTCCACCTCAGTAGGAAAGTGTAACGTTAATGAATGGGCTTAAACCCATAGAAGCAGTCTCCCTTAGTCCCTTGATAGCCATCCAAGGGTGGATGTGTTGCCTTGGGCGGAGCCCCAGATGCCTCTAACGTCACCGTTAGAACTTAGCGAGCCGGTCTTAAGCTAAAAGACTGTTAAGACTCAACACCTGTTCGGGATTGCTACGCGAAGGAAGGGTCCGTTGTAGGACGTCTAACCTTCACGCCCTCGAAAGTTTCCCTTAGTCTCACGACTAAGGCCCGGTTGCAATACCGGGG